TTTTGATCTATTACTCCGAGCAACTCTTCTTTTGAAGGAATATCCTCATCATATTCAATACAGTAAAGCCCATTATCCGTAGCATCTAAATATGCAAGGTGTTTATCTATCTTATAATCCATAAACCCTTTTAAATCTTTAGAAAAACCTGGCTCGGTTGGGCGAAACGACCCTCCCCTCCTGTTGTAATTAGCAGTCGCCATAGTTATCTGCAAAACCTCCCTCGCATGTAATAGGTAAGTCTTGCCCCCATGTAGGAGCTTTTGACATCTCAGCCATCATAAAATTTAATGCTTGTTGACTTTCTTCTTGTGGAGCTATGCACACAACGGCATCGTGAACAGTTAGTATAGGTCTGTATCTTTTATTAATCTGAATCATTTGTTCACCTATAACTATTCTAGCTAACGCTTGAACTACATTCTCTACTACTGAACCGCCCCAAATACTTACAAGACCCCGCCTAGACTTATAAACATAATGTCCTTTAGCTTCCGAAGTATCCCATTCTAATTCAGGATAATAAATATACATCCCATTAGGTAACTGTATTCCTTCTTTAGTAACTTTAAGAACCTTGTGCTTACCTATGTAATATGGAGCTTTACCTTCTTGCCATGACGCTATGTCTCCTAATGCTTGGTCACAGTCCTTCCATAAATCAATAACCTCATGGTTTAAATCCCTATAAACCTTCACTAAGTTTTGACATTCCATATCAGATAACTTAGCGCCAGGCGGAGATGTTTCTAATGTATGTTGTAGTTTTTTCCACCCTGTACCATAGCCTAAACCTAGTATGCACGTCTTACCAACAAACCGTTCTACTTTATTTCTCTTGTCTATCTTTTTCTCATATACTTTAGAGGCAAAGTTTGAGTACACATCTTCCCCCTTTCTAAACTGTTCGACTACATCTTTTTGCCCTGCGAGCCATACTAGTATACGAGCCTCAATTTGTGACGAGTCTACATTTAATATTACGTGGTCATCAGGAGGCAGTATCGCATTCTTTAACGCTTTCTTTTTTACGTCACGACTCGGTAAGTTTTGGAAGTTTATTTTGTCTTGTCCCGACCACCTTCCTGTATGTGCTCCATAGTATCTTAATGGTACAGGAAGGTGGCCCCTGTTCCGTGCGCCAATGTCTAGAAATCTTCTAATTCGTGACTCCTCCATTGTTGACTTAGTACCAAGCCTTACAGCACATAGTTCTTGAATGAAGCTATCCTCATGTTCACATAGTTCTATAAATCCTAAATCGTTTTTAGCTAACGCATAGGTTTCTTTTTCAGTTGTAGGAGATATTTTTAGAGGTACATCTATACCTAATTCTTCTAATAGTTCAGCAAACTGTTTGTTACTAGCTAACTTCTTGCGTACATCTTCAGGAGTTTCACACTTAAGTTTCTTCATTAAGCCCTCTAATAGTTCTTTTTTCTCCTTCTCTACTTCTTCTAGACGAGTAATTAACAAAGCATCATCTACCTTAAGGATAGGTTGAGTGTACATGCGTGTTGTTATATCTATCAGCTTGAGTTCTTCTAAAGGAAAGGAAACATTGAGCGCTGCAAAGAGTTTTGCAGTCAAGTTAACATCGTTTTTACAATACTCCCCGTACTGATGTAACTCATGTGGTTGGAAGTCTTCTAGTCGTTTACCCTTAGCGTCCAGAACCTCTGTTCCTTTCACACCTAGATTATATCGTTCAGCTAAAGCCTTAAGCGAACCTCCAGCATTTGTTCCATGAATCGCACGAGCCATTGATAGAGTATCAATATATAGTTTTGGAACTTTTCCAAATAACCAAGAAAGAATAGCGCCATCGAAGTGAATGTTATGGCACAACAGACCTGATTCCTCCCAGTCAAAAGAATCTAATACCTCTTGTAATTCTTCATGAGAGCCTGTATGCCATTTAGTAGAGCCATCGTTTATTTTAATAGCGAACCCGATGACTTGAAATTCTGGGTGTTTAATATACTCTTCAACTGTAAGGGATCGGAGTCCATATCCCGTGTCATAGAATGTTTCAAAATCAAGCGTTATTATTTGTTTCATTCTTCCCTTTAGGTTTTTGGTTTTTACATTGACCCTTCATATTAAACGACCCCATGTCTGACTCAATGGCACACCACCATTTCTTTTTGTAATAAAGTTTAGCGGGTTGATTACACTTGTGGCACAAGGCTTTACCTACTTTGATTGTCATATCTTATTCGCATATAATTGATGTTCATCACGGCATACAGTTGAGCACCACCTTCTTCCGTCATCTTTTACTAGTCCATCACACCAAATGCATACCCCTGTATCGTTCTTAGGTACCTCAGTATTAACCGTCCGCATAGTCAAGTCTAATGTTTTTTGTATATGGTCGTTAGCTACGTCAGCTTCATCTGCCATTTACATTTTTCCTAGCTCATCCATCCAACTATGTTTACCACGTATTTGCTTTTTCGTTATAGCTTTAGGCAGTGTCATCTTGCCCTCACTTTCAAATCGTTGTAAGACACTAAGGCCTACGCCCGCATACTTAGCTACCCTAGCTCTACATGCATCAGGTTTTTTCTCCATGAACTCAATGGCTCTCGTTAAGAATTCGTCTTGCTCTTCTTGTGAATAATGGCTTCGTTTCATTAGTTTCCTTTTAAAAAATTAAACGGGCGAGGGTAAGTTACTAGGTATACTAGATAACTGGTTTCAGTCTTCACAATTTCCGCCCACACAGTATTTACTATTTACTATTTCGTCAGCTAAATCTTCTGAAATTTGTACACGTTCCGCTTTTTTTATTGTCTGCTCAACCTGCTCGACTGAATCTGTCCGTAGGAATAATTCTATCTCATCTATCATTACCTGTAATTCCTCAACACGTTTATCACCTATAGTGTGAGCATTTATCTCATCAATATAGGCTTTAAGATAATGTTTTAATCTACTAAATAACTCATTCCTCATTGTTATTCTCCCTCAAAAGTTCCTCTAGTCTTATTGAATACCATACTATTTTACCAGCATCATTTTTCTCGTCTTGTGTAGAACCTTTCAGTCCTATGCGGGTAATGTATTTTAGGATAGTACCTTTAAGATACCCCTTGTATTCCATGTTTGTTAGTTTAGCACGAATAATCTTAATCGTCTCTATACCTTTTTTATAGTGGGGGGGATTGTTTACTACGTCTACATCTACATCTTCTGCGTTCACTATTAAACCTCTTGTTATAATTGCAATAACAATGACTCTAGCATATCTATATTAAGTTCGTCAACTATTATAGAAAATCCTTTTGCTGTCTGTATGTCCTTGAGATGTTTTCTTTGGAGGGCGGTAGGCTTGCCTCCGTTAGCTTTGCACTCGATACCAACGAATAGTCCTTTGTAACAAGCGATAATGTCAGGCACTCCGCTAGCACCATATCCTCCTGTCGAGGGCATACAATGGTATGCACCTAACTTATCCAATATACTTTTTACTTTAGTCTTTACTTTTTTTTCAGGTGTCATTTTAAATACCGATTGGTTAAATACCCATTTTATAAATAAAAAAAGGGGACTACTAAGAGCCCCCTTTAAGAGTTACTATAGCTACAACTATTCTACATCATATTCTTTTTCTTGTGCAACCCCTACTACAAATAATGTTGCCCGCTTACAATCATCAGCTAAATTAAAATTAGAACATACTTCATTCCAATCGTTTTTAAAGTCAGACTTATTGAGAACAATCATACCTCCATATTTGTTAGGATTCCATTTGTTGTCTGTTAACGCTTTTTCTTGTTTCTTAGTTAGTTCAAATGTGTTACTCATTGTTCCTCTCCTGTAAAAGTTATATTAAGTTCCTCAGAGTCATCATCAACGATAATTTCTCCATGCTCTTGAATATGTTTATATGCGTCATCAATCAAGTCGTCCATTGCGAGTGTGCTTAATGAAATGTTATCGGCTCTAAAAGCTATATCATTTCCGTCATCATTTTTTTTAACAATCATAAACTTTAACTCACTTGTATCAATATACACATAATCGATATCGTCCCTGTTAATCTGAAGTTTTCTACTCATCATCACTCTCCCCAAACGATTCAGTTAAAAAATCGTCAATAAGATTGGCAACATGATTCCTGTGTACATCTACTACAATCTCATTGTCGTCCTCGTCATAAGCTACCAACTTCCATGCGGTAATTTTCATTGCTCGTCCCCCTTGTCGTCAAAGTTTGGTTCGTCGTTAGGGTTGTTTTCCTCACGCTCTTGTTTTTCATAGGCGATCTCGTCCTCATCACCATGATACTCATTAGTTCCTTTAGGCATTACTTGTCCCCCGTTATACTTGATTTGAACACATTAGCCTTTCTAATATCAACACATATTCTTTCAGGCTTAGTCTTTATAAACACATTACCATTAGGCTCAAGACTCTCCATAAGAAAAAACTTTTTGCCATGACAGTGATACTGTTTCTCGGGTGTAGTGTGGTCTAAGTACCACCAATAACTACACATAGTTATTACACCAATTAGAAAACCTCCAATCATTTTCATATCAATACCTCCCTAACTAAAAACCCTAATATAAACCCAATCAATATCCCTATCAGATACCAATTTCGTTTCTTACGTCTTACTGTAATAGTTTCATAACACATATTATTCTCCCCCTACGTTAAAGATACCTACATAATAATCAAAATCACCCCACCCATAACTATTACCCTTAGTCCAAGCACATACGTTCAACTCACTATCATAACTATGGTCATCACTCGACCACCTCGGCTTGACAAAATACTTGTTGATAATACTCTCGCTATTAGTATTCTTATCTTTTAATCTTATTGCCCACAAAGGTAGCACGTGTCCATACTTGTCATAGTTTGGTAAGTTCTCAATCATGATGGGGAAGTTTTCTTTATCACCTATCGGTTTATGTAACTTACTCAAAGCAAACTCACCATTACTATCTCTTTCATATACCATTTCATAGTAACTCTCGCCTAACACACTATATCCAATAACATAGATAGGCTCACTCAATATTTTATCTTGAGTAGATTTGGCTACTGCAAGTTGCTCTTGCAACTTATTGAATATTTCTAACTGACTCGTATACGCTTGCATGCCTGATACAGTCGTGCCATTTACTAAGGCATTTAGCAAGGAGTGATACTGTTCGCCATTTAAACCATATTGGCTATACTCACTCTTTAATTTTTCCTCTTGATTGGTAACTGCCATAACTGTATTCTTTATAGTTTTAGTGCTAAGTGGATATAACGCACTTGTTTCTATAACTGCATTACGTTGACGTACATTTTTCATTAAGCTACTCATCTTGATTGATTCTGTATGATGAGTGTCGCCTCGTTCTTTAAACGGCGTAATACATTTATAGGTGTAGCTCGGACTTCTTAACTGTCGCCCATTATCAGTAAACTTAGTCTGAACAACGCAAGTGGGAATATTATTCTTGCCCATTACATAAGCATTAAGCTCATCATTTTCTAACTTTATATCGTTACCCCATGATTCAGATTGGTGTACCGCTCGGATAACCTCCAGTCCATACGTCCCATTGAATTCCTCTATCAATGGTAGCTGACCATTAGTCTGTAGGCTCGATACCAGTTCTGGTGTGAGCATATGCTCATCTGATAAAAACTTTTCTACGTCCATGTGTATCTCCTTATATATTAATTGTGTAAATAACCAAACGTTATCTAATATACCTAACTGATTTTGCTGAGTCAGGTATATTTTTATCTGTCCAAGTACAAACCCACAGACTTGGCATAGAACTTTTCCATATAGGCTTATCAAAAGCACCATCAGTAAGAACGATAAGAGCCTCAGCTTTTATATTCTTATCAATCAGATACTTGTCAATACATTCAGGTGCAGTACCACCACCCCCTGTTGCCTTGAGTAGAGTCTTTATGTGTTCATAATCTTTTGCAGTAAACACCTGTTCGCTTGATACCTTAGTGTCCCACCACAATACCCTTACCTTATCAGGCTGAGTATTTACACATATTGACGATAACTCAGATGCGAAAGAGTTTAATACCTCCCCTCCAATTGAGCCTGATACATCAAGAGCGACCACTAACTCACCTACCGATTCGTCCTCAGTCGAGGGTAAGTAGATGTCATTGGCGAGGTGTCGCTTGTTAAACTTACGCCAAGTCAATTCGTCTTTCCCTTTCATAGAGGATTGAATGAAGTCACGCAGTACGTCTTTCCAATCTACCTTAGGTGCTAACATATCTGTAATACTTCTAGGTATGTCACCCCCTAGCTTACCCGCTAAGATTTGCCCTTGTCGCATACCCTCCTCGATAAGTCGTTCAAGTTTCTCAACCGATTCTTTTGTATCGCCACCCTCAGCATTTTCGTAGTCATGCTCATCAAGAGTTTCACCCTCACCTATCTGTCGTTGCAATTGCTCAGGGTTTTCCTCTTGCATTTTCTGCAAGTCTTTTAGTATGTCATTGACTGACCAGTCGTGATACTTAGATTCATACAGTCCACCCTTTGGAAGTTTTACAAATGACTCATCATCAGTAGATACAATCATGTCATTCACAACGTAGTCACACGCTATGTTGACTAATTGTCCCTGTCCTTTTTCCATAAGAGATTTGAATCGTAGTATATGTTTCAATGCCACGTGTCCATTCTCATGCCATACCAATGCTCGTAACTCTTGGTCAGTAAGTCCCTTGATAAACTCTCTGCCATAAAACTTATTGAGTCCGTCAGTCTTTGCAGTAGGGCAGTCATCAACAACCTCACTCTTACCCATTAACATAATGCCTGAGAATAGAGCAGTCCGTTTGTCCCTCATAAGAGATACGTGAATTTTCTCAAGCCTCTCCTCAGGTGTAATTGCGTTAGTCAGAAATCTTCCTTTCATTATAGTTCTCCAAGTAAGTGTTTGTTAGCAAGTACAAATTCCTGTATGTCCTTATTGTTTTTGCCAAGCCTTATGCCTCGCTCTATACTCATGAACATGGTAACGAATATCGCACTCATCTCTTTGTTCTTAATCCGACTAAGATATTGCATGAAAGAGGATAAGTCATCTTGCGTTTCCACCTTGTCAACGGCTTGGAACATGAGTATTACTTTTGCAGTAAGATTCTCAGGAACAATAGCGGTATCAGGGTTATCCATTATAGATTGAAAGGTCGGTAACTCTTTCTCAAGAGAGAAAAAAGCACACATATCAGCACTTGCACTTTGACCTATCGTACCAGAGAGGGCTACCTGAGTAGCGTTCTCACCTAGAATACTTCTATTCTCTACAATGACTGAACACTTCTCTAATGAACGTGGTGATACAAAGGACAACACACTATTCTTAGGGTTGAATATGTAAGGGTTATCACTTGAACCACTATCGAGATAACTATGCAAACACTTAGGTGTTAGCTGAACCCACGCCCTGACCAACGGACTAACTGCGTTATTGTTTGCCCACTTGAGCCAGTCTTTTGAGTTAGGTTTTTTCATTCGCATGATACATACCCTGTTACCCGCATGAGCGAGCATGCCGTCACCTAAGCCGTCTGACTGATTGTTACTTGTAGCAAAGACCATTGAACCCTCAGGTAATGGTGTATCACCAACAAATCTTTCTAGCATAAGCCTAGTAAAGATAACCTGTAATAACTTAGGCGACTTCATAAACTCATCAAGCAATATAACTTTAGGCTTGTTACTATCGAGTTTAAAGAGTGAACCAACATAAGACTCCAGACTCTTTGTTGCATGATTTGGAATAGTCATAGCTATGTCACTCATGTCTTTAACTGGGCAGTCAACATAGATGTAGTCGTACTTGTCACCTAAGTCTTGCTCAATCATTTTAAGTAATGACGTTTTACCACACCCAGCCTCACTCTGTATGACTGGTGTTAGTGTTCCAGCTATCGTAGGTATTACTTTTCTTAGTTCCTCAATTGTTACTGTATGCATTATGTATCTCCTTATATATTAATTATGTAAATAACCAAACACTAAATAAACTTGCCTAGTATTTCGTCAATACCCTCTTTCACTCTCTTTCTTGCTACTGTACTTTCTTTCAACTGCTCACTACTCACACCTGATAGAACATTTCCAAGTGACTCAATTGTTTCGTTGAGTTTCCTAGAATCGTCATTATCTAAGAGCTTGAATTGCGAGTATGTTTCGCATAACTCTTTTGCTTTTTGCAACGTGCTACCATATATCTTACGTTTCTGTTGCGTAACTTCCCCTGTTTTAGCACTTGTGAATTCTTTGTAACCACAACAGTGGGATATACTTTCCATGACCTTTGTAACTCTATCAATTTGTTGAGATAAAACATTTTTAACTATGCCCTCCGTTTGTCGTTGATAATTAATCTTTAAGTCCCTCGCAAGTTCGTTCGATACCTGACACCTAAAATCTTGCTCAGGCACTTCAGATACATATAGATTCAGCGAGAATTTTCTGCGAACCTCATCTGCTGAGGGATAGTCTGAAGAGTCATATAAGTCACCTTGTTGCATAGCCTGATTAGATACTGCCTGAGGATATACTTTGATAAAGTCCTCAACGAACCCGTTGAACAAATCCTCATACATAGAAAACTCACGTGTAAAGCGTGGTAAGTCCACAGTAGGTAATAAGTCCTGACTATGATTCCACCTGTATGCAGACTGACTTAACCAATTGTAGATTTTTTGCCTACAATTAATGATGTCCCTATATTGCATATTGCCCTGTAACAAACTCTTGACAAACTTACCTGAACCCCTGTCTGCCTTTTTGTTGTCAGTCACTTCATCTGCGACAATACTGTCTTGCTTTGTTGCCGTCCATGTCTTTACGTCAACTGATACCAGTACCGCTGAGGTCGATAAAGATATAAGATGTTTCGGTGTTGTTAGTTCTGTTAATACTTGGTTGTCATACATGCTGTTCTCCTTTTAGTTATATATAAAAAACTTCTATCTGTCGTGTCGGAAGGACGTATCCCCCGAATACTCTTGGTTAATCTTATCTACAAACTCTCGCAACTCATCATCTGTTGGATAGTTCATAGGCTCATCACTTGGCATACCCCATGCTCTGTGTTTTCTTTCTACTTCTTTCTTAGCTTTAGTGTGTGACATTATGTATCTCCTTAAATATAAAATGTGTATTTAACCAAACGCTATTTAACAGGTAGGATAGATAGAACACTTCCGTCCCTCTGTAACATCTATTATACCCTAACTTTACATATAAGCCAATACTTTACAAACAACGCTAGTGGTAGTGGTTGTTAGTTATGTACGCTTAGTTTGTCTTTGTTCAGCTCGTAGGTAATTGTTTCCACTGGCTCTTGTGCGTATGTTGTATGTAGGTTTTCTATCTGTTGCTATTCGTCTGCTTCGTGTGTTTATGATGTACGTATGTTGTCCTGAGAGTTTACATATAAGAGTGTATTTGACTGTAAGTCCCCTGTTTATGCGGTGTTCCAATGTTCCAACCCCCGTTACTTTACTAAAGATACAGAACATAGGTGTTTTCTGAGGTTTGATTTTAAGATAACTTATTGTTTTATATATATTATATTGTATTGTTACTTTTAGTTATTTTAGTCTTGTTCCAATGTTCCAAGCATTTTCGAGTGAATTCCCTGAGTGCTAAATATTCCACACTGCAAAAGAAGGACTCTCGTTCTCCTAAAATCTCCAACCCCTAAGCCCCCCCTGTTTTCACTGGAACATTGGAACAACATGAGGTAAACCCTTGTTTACAAAGGGCAAATCGTGTTCCAAAGTATACTCAATATATGGCACACTTTTGGAACATGATTTCTCATAATGGAACATAACTTCATATGGAAGACCTCTAAATGATATCCTTAAATAGCCAGAGGTTAAATAACCAAACGTTAAATAAGACATAGCGAGAGCTCGCGTGGCGCAAAGCTCGCGAGGGTGATAACTGGTTTCAATATAAGGAAACCAAAAAATTAAGACAAAAAAAATGCCCTAGACCTTTCGGTCTAGAGCATAGGGTATACCAAATATTTCTAAGCTTTCTCACGCTTAACAATATCTTTAAAAAGATTTTTAAACTCTAGATATTTAGGTTTAATTTCTAACCATGCTAAACCTAAAGCATCACCTCTATCGATAGCTTGATTGATAGATTTATAATTTTCACCCTCCCATAATGTAAGCTTATCTAAAAGACTCTCAGATTTAGTCCTTGATTTACGAGTAGCTTTAGATTCTGCTATAACGTCCTTAGCTATCTCATTATCTAAAGATTTTACTTTTGCTCTAATACCTAGCGTAATTCTTTTAATCTCAGTTACTATCATGTCATAAGCATAAACATTTTTAGTTTTAAGATTATTAAGAAAAGCAGGTTTAGTCGCATAAGAATAAACACCTTCAGGAGTATCTAAAGATAGATTTAAAGACTTACCCGCTAATCTAGAATCAACTGTAGCTATTAAATTAAACTCAGCTTTAGTTTTTACCTCCCATTTTCCTAAAGTATTTAATAGTAAATATTTTCCGACTGATTTAGATTTAGATAAATTTTTCTTTATCCATTGTTTGCAGAATTGATATCGTATAGATTCGAAGGCAATTTTTACACTTTCATTATCAACCCTATCCTTTTTAAAATTAGGATATATAGTTTTTAATTCCTGAGCTATGTCAGATACCTCGCCCGTTGCTGTAAAAAATCTATCCGCCCATGATACAAGATTAAAGCTTTTTGATTCTACCGCTACCGCTACCGCATTTTTTAATTTACTCATGATTGAGTCCTTTTAGTTATAGCAGAAAGTACTGCCATGTATTATTTATACTATATGTACACTTTCACACCTAATTAATGAATGGTTAATTAACCAAATGTTAAATAAAGGGCAGAGCGTGAGGTGTCGCGGGGGTGATAACTGGTCTCATTTGTATGAGACAAAAAAGAAGGGAGCCTAAGCTCCCTCTTGTTATTTAATAGACAACACTCTTGCGAAGAAATCATTCCTTGCTTTATCATACTGCAAAGCTTTGTCCTTCTCATATGAGAATAGAAAGTATTTACCATGTGCTGTATTCCTCCAATCGTCATGCCTGTATATCTTCCAAGTAACAAACTGTCCTTGCCAGTCACAAAGGACAACACCTTCCTCTTGCCCCTTCGCTACCATTAATACTTCTTTGCCTTGATTCATTGAGTATAAAGCTTCCATAATATAAAGACGGGATGTTGCCACCCCGAATCCTTTTAGTTAATGTTAATCGTAAGACGCATCATATAATGCATCATTTAGTTCTAGTTCATTCGCATTCAAGCAACCTTGTATGTCATCAAGTGACATATACTTCAGTAGCATGATTGATAATTGACGTGAAGTTATTATCTCCTCATCTATCAAATCCAATGCACTTTCCCTTGCGTCTGGTTCATCGTTCCATGGTTCATTAAAGCTCATGATGTATCTCCTATTTAATTAAAGTAAGTAAGCCAGCCATGTATCCCATGAGAAACATAATAGCCCCTATGCATATAGACACAACGATTAACTCAAACCTTGCAACCCTTCTGAGTTCTGTTGCTGTATCTTCTAACTGTTGCTGTGTGTATCGTGCTGTGTTCATAATGTATTTCCTTTTAGTATTAAGAAAGTATTCAGCGTCTGATGCCTTAAGTAATTTATACAGCTATATGCACATCACACCTAACCCACCGCCCCCCTATGCACCACTTTTCAGACTGGGACTCCACCGTACACCTATACACCATGACACACGCAAATAACTACACCAAAATAGAAACCCACCCCCCTTACTTTACAAAATGCAAAAAGCTAAAAATATCTCGTAAAAAATCTTAAAAACCAGGTATACTTAATGTGTAAATATGTATTTCCTTTTAGTTATTTACACGAGGCTTACTTTACCCTCTCTTAAGTAAGCCTCACTTATTTCCACAAAAAATCCCAAAACCTGATAGACTACCTCGCATGCAATATAAAACTTCTCGTAAAGAAGCGCTAGCTGCAGGTGACGCTAGATACATAGGGGCCCCATGTAAATATGGACATGAAGGTTTAAGATATACTCGCAACCACACTTGTGTAGAATGCAACAGAATATATACAAAACAACACCAACAAAAAGTTCCTGAAAGACGACGAGAGTTACGGAAAGAATACAGAAAGAAATACCCGGAAAAAATAAAAGCTAGTCACGCTAGGCACAGAGCCTGCAAAATAAACCGTGTACCTAAATGGATAACGCCTAAAGACATTAGGGTAATGAAAAAACTCTATGCAAAGGCTACAAGCAAAACGATAACAACTGGAGTTGAATACCACGTCGATCATATTATTCCTTTGAGAGGCAAATTAGTATCAGGCTTACATGTACCCTCTAACCTGCAAGTTATCCCTGCTAAAGAGAACTTAATGAAAAATAATACATATATATGCAAATGATTCTCATTACCACATGCCCATTAGAAACCCACTATAGTGGGGGTATGAATATAATAGAATTTACTTTTTTCCTGGTGTTAATGTTTATATATTGCCAATGGTTGCTTTATTAGTTATACTTAGGTCTTACAGCTGCAAATAATTCACAAGGTGTACAGCGACACATGTCAGATAGCGATCATATTGTAGTAGTCCCTAATATAGATGAGGACATTCCTTTACCTAAAAATGCTGCTGAGGCATTTCCCAAACTTACTATAGAAGAAGAAGTAGAAGTACGTTCTAATACTATAAAGTTAATGTCAGATATCGCAGGGGAAAATATAGAACCTACTAAAAAGAACAAAGAAAAAGCAAAAGAGATTGCTAGAGAGATGATTACTAATCCGCAACTTAGACCCGAGTTTGCAAACTACCCTAATGAAACGATAGCTTTCCTTGCAGGCCTAGTAGCTCAAAGTAATCATATGATTGTAAAAGACTTAGCTGATTTAAAATTGCATGTAGTTAATAATCTTGTTAAAGAAGCTGAAATGGCAAAATCATCACGAGAAAGAATAGCGGCTTTAAAAGCTATCGGTGAAGTAGATGGAGTGGATGCATTTAAAAAACAAACAATAATAACTCATGTAAATAAAACCGGAGAAGAATTAGAAAAAGAACTAAGGGCAACTATAGAACAACTAAAAGGCAAGATAGTAGAGGGTGAACACGAGATCATAGAAAATGATTAGTCACGACGACCTAGAGGTGCTACAGAAAGCGCTACCCACTATGTCAGAAAAAGAAAGGCAGAAAAACTTAATACTATTAAAAGATTACCAGAAGGACGTTATGCAGAAAAATGGAAAGGCTAACTTCCTTGACTTTATTAAACATGTCTACCCAGACTACAAAGTAGGAGCACATCATGCACGGCTGGCTAAATTATTTGAAGAAATCGCTCAAGGCAAAAGAAAGAGAGTTATTGTCAATATTGCACCTCGACACGGCAAGTCGGAACTCATCAGTTACCTTGCTCCGGCTTGGTTCCTTGGTAACCATCCCACTAAGAAGGTTATTATGGCATCTCATACGGCTGATCTCGCGGTCAATTTTGGTCGTAGAGTCCGAAATCTGGTGGGTTCAGACGCGTATAAGGACATCTTCCCTGATATTAGCCTGCAAGCGGATAGTAAATCGGCTTCTCGGTGGGGTACGAACTTTAACGGGGAATATTTTGCAATCGGTGTTGGCGGTGCTTTGGCTGGTAGGGGTGCCGACTTATTCATTATTGATGACCCACATTCAGAGCAAGATGCAAAGTTGGGTAAATCAGATGTTTTCTTACCGGCTTGGGAATGGTTTCAGTCCGGTCCGCTTCAGCGTCTTATGCCTGGTGGTGCTATTGTTGTTGTAATGACTCGATGGTCTAAATTAGACTTGACAGGACAGATAGTTAACCAAATGATTAAGAATGACGACGTAGATCAATGGGAAGTGGTTGAATTTCCGGCGATTTTAGAAGATAAAATGGGTAATGAAGTGCCCTTATGGCCTGAGTTCTGGAGTATTGAGGAGCTACAAGCCCGGCGTGCAGCCATAGATATACGGTATTGGAACGCTCAGTACCTGCAAAACCCAGTATCAGAAGAAGGAGCACTAATCAAACGAGAATGGTGGAATATATGGGAAGAAGAAGACCCACCTGCCTGTGAATTCATTATTATGACTTTAGATGCCGCCCAAGAGGCCAATAACAGAGCCGATTACAACGCATTAACGACTTGGGGTGTATTTTTTAACGAAGATGTTAATAACTATAATATAATACTACTGAATGCGATAAAACAACGGCTAGAATTCCCTGAACTTAAGCAGCTTTGCTTAGATGAGTACAAAGATTGGGAACCTGACGCTTTTATTGTAGAGAAAAAGTCTAACGGTGCTGCTCTTTACCAAGAGTTTAGAAGAATGGGTATTCCAGTGGGTGAATTCACCCCAGGGAAAGGCCAAGACAAGGTAAGCAGGGTAAATGCAGTAT